TATGACTTTCATGACTGCATATATTTTAAAAAATGGAAGTCAGTTTGCTAGTTCAACTCAACAAGGGACATTAAATACGGGGACTCCATCTTGTTCAGTAAGTGCCTTAACTTACTTAAATGGCAGTACAGATTATATTACTGTAGCAGGTTATTTATCAGCAAGTGCAGCTTGGACGGTATCTGGTCAGGCATCTGGGTTTTTAGCGAGGAAAGCTTGAATTTATGAGTAACTATAGTCAAATCGATTTAGCGCAAATATCCGCCCCTGACATCGTAGACGCGCTAGACTTTGAAACCATTTTCGGAGCCATGCTGGCTGATCTGCAAGCCCGTGATGCCGCGTTTAGCGCATTGCTGGAATCAGACCCCGCTTATAAAATTCTGGAAGTGGCGGCCTACCGTGAACTATTGCTCAGGCAACGGGTAAACGACGCCGCGCGTGGCGTGATGCTGGCAACGGCTATTGGCACTGATCTGGATAACCTGGCCGCTAATTTTAATGTTGAACGGTTACTGGTAACACCTGAAGATTTAACGGTCATCCCGCCCATTCCGGCGGTTTATGAAAGTGATGTGTCATTCAGAACACGGACACAATTAGCTTTTGAAGGCTTAAGCACGGCTGGCCCTGCCGGTTCTTATATTTATCACGGCTTAAGCGCGTCGGCTGAGGTAAAAGATATTGCCGTGGATGCCGTAACATTTCACATTAACGCCGGTCTGGTCGTGATTGATAATGATGCCAATTTAGGCACGCCCGAACCCGGCAAAGTCGCGGTCACGGTACTATCGACAACCGCCCCCGGTACGGCTGATTCAGAATTGTTAGCCTTAGTGACCGATGCAGTTAACGTTGATAGCGTCCGGCCCTTAACTGACCGCGTGACGGTGCGCTCGGCGGCCATTATTAATTATTCTGTCGTCGCCACATTGTATTTTTATGACGGCCCCAGTAGCACTACAGTTCTGGCCGCCGCCCGCGCCGCTTTGGATGCGTACATCGATAGCCATCATAAAATTGGTTATGACGTGACGCGCTCAGGTATCTTTGCCGCCCTGCATCAACCCGGCGTGCAAAATGTCACGTTAACCACGCCATCAGCCGATGTGGTGATTGAAAATTATCAGGCGGGTTATTGCACGGCGATAACATTGACCAATGGAGGCGTTGATGTCTAATTTATTACCGCCGAATGCCAACGCACAGGAACAGGCGCTCGATGATGTTATTGAACGGATTGGCACTATTCCCGTTGATATTGTTAAAACTTGGAATGCGCAAACCTGCCCCGATGAATTATTGCCCTGGCTGGCATGGGCTTTATCCATTGATGAGTGGGATGCCACCTGGAGCATCACCCAACAACGGGCCATGATAGAGGCGAGTTACGAAATACACAGCCATAAAGGCACACCCTATTCAATACGCCGGGCGTTAACCGCATTGGGTTTTGATAACGTGATCATTATGGAAGGCGAATGGAAATTCCATAATGGCGCTATTACGCATGATGGAACTTATAAACACGGCGGCGATAGTTACTGGCCCTTATTCGATGTGATATTGAACATCTTTGAAACACCGGATTCGGCCATGATTTTAAAAATACGCGACCGGATAGACCGTTATAAAAACGCACGCTCACAACTACGCAATTTAATATTCACCAATTTATTTCACAATGGAGCTGTCACGCACGATGGCACCTATTCACATAATGGAGGCGTATTGTAATGGCTAATTTACCGGAAACCGCAACGTATGATGCGGGCGTTTATCAACTTGAAACCACCGACCCAGTAATCGGAGGCGCGGATGGTAAGGATAACGCTAGCGCCCGAAACCTGGCTAATCGCACGGCCTATTTAAAAGCTCGCGTCGATTTAATGGAAACTATCGTAAGCCAAGCGGATGCGGAAGCGGGCATATCGACGACGCTGAAAGGCTGGAACGCGCTGCGCGTTCGGCAAGCCATACAGGCTTCAGGCGTTCATTATAAAAATTATCTGGCTTATTCAGATGATCAAACTTTATCCGATACCAATATTGGTGGAGTAGTTGGCTTTTCAGGTGGGTTATCGAAAACATTTACCCTGCCTGCATTATCGGGTCTAGCGATTGGATCAACCATTTGTATCGTTAATGTCGGCACAGGGCTATTGACTATTGATTGCCATGCAGGGGATTTTTTACAATGTAATTCAACCAGTATTTCATCAATCCCTGTTTTACCGGGTGATGATTTGATTGTAACAATGAGCACTGAAAAATGGGTTTGTACGGGTGGCTTGGCAAGGATTAAATATTCATCTGCATTCGCATTTGGTTCAGGTTATCAAAAACTTCCTGATGGGAAAATATTGCAAACTGGCACCATAACGACTTCCTCATCAGCCGACGTTACGTTTACATTTCCCATTGCATTTCCCAATAATGCTCTGGCTGTAATTGCAGCTCCATCGGGAGCTTCTTCTGTTTTTGCTAGTGTGAACACGATTACAACGACATCGTGCAAAGTTTCAGCATGGGTCAGCAATACAGCCGCACGATCGGCACTTGGCTGTTATATTTTTGCAATAGGTTATTAAAATGAAATATTCGAGATCAACAGGCGGTTTTTATGAATCTGCAATACATGGCGATACTATCCCTGATGATGCCTTTGGCATTAATCAGGATTATTATGAAGCGCTTCTAGCAGGTCAAGCACAGGGCAAAATTATTGTGGCGGATAGCCAGGGCGTGCCTGTTTTGCAGGATTATTCACCCTCCTTTGACGAACTCAAACAGGGCAAAATAAACGCTATAAGCACTGCATTTACCGAAGCACTTGCCGCCGGATTTGTGACAACTTCTACGATAAAAATGGACGCCGACATCACCGATGTGCAACTCTTGAAATCTGCTTACGATTTAATGATATTGCTCAATCAAACCACGTTGCCGATTCTGGTGGATTACAACAATACGCCGCATGTTGATATGCCGTTAAATGATGTATTGACAATCATTATTGAGGTGGCGGGCAATTATCAAACCATGTACACCAAAAAACAAACCTTGCGAGGCCAGGCGATGGCATGTATTAATCAAACCGAACTAGACGCAATAACCTGGTAGAGACGCAATATTTTGCGTCTCTACGATAATCATTAACAACTGGAGAAAGCCAATGCCCGAACAATTCTTACATGGTATCGAAATCGTTGAGATAGATACCGGCGCACGCCCTATCAGCACCGTCCGATCCTCTGTAATAGGGCTGATCGGCACGGCCCCCAACAGCCGCGAAGCGGTTCACGCAATTCTGACCACCGGCACGGTAGCCACCAATAATGGCATTACCTATACCTCAGTCACGGCCAATAAAGCCGCGAACGACATTACCGTGTGGCTTAAAGACCCGAAAGCCAACAGCCAAACTTTATCGGTTTCGGTGTCCGGCACAGCTATCACGGTTAACCTGGCGACCAGCGGCGCGGGCGCGATTACCTCAACCGCCACGCTGGTGATTGCCGCCCTGGCAGCGAGCGCCCCGGCTTCCTTGTTGGTGACAGCAACCAGCACGCCGTCATCATCCGGCGCAGGCGTAGTCTTGGCCACGGTGAAAGCCAAGTCGTTAGCGGGCGGTCTCGATGAAGCGTTCCCGTTAAATACCCCCGTCTTGATCACCGGCAGCCGCAACGCCGCCGATGGCCTCGATACCGTCGGCGATAAAGACGGCACCCTGCCCGATGCGCTGGACGCGATTTTCGACCAGGCAGGCGCGATGGTCGTTGTCGTGCGTGTCGCTATAGGCGTTGACGATGCCGCCACCATCAGCAATGTAATAGGCGCAACCGCCACCGCAGGCGTGCAAGCCTTCTTAAGCGCCGAAACCTTGTGTAAAGTCACTCCGCGTATCTTGATCGCACCGGGCTTTAGCAGTGAGGTAGAAGTAGTTTCTGAACTCTTAGGGATTGCCGACCAGTTGAAAGCAGTCATCATCGCCGATGGCCCTAATACCGATGATGCCGACGCGATTAGTTTCCGTGAAAACTTTGGCAGCAAGCGCGTTTATGTGGTCGATCCACAGGTGAAGGTTTGGGATGTCGTGAGCAATTCCGAGATTAATGCGCCGGTGTCAGCGCGTGTAGCCGGGATGATAGCCCGTTCTGACAACGCTAGAGGGTTCTGGTACAGCCCTAGTAACACGGAAATTTATGGCATTACCGGCACCTCACGCGCTATCGGTTTTGCCATTGATGATCCAAATTCAGTGGCTAATTATCTAAATGAAAATGAAGTGGCAACTATTATTCAAAAAGATGGTTTTAGATTGTGGGGAAACCGGACTTGCTCAGCTGATCCCAAGTGGGCATTTTTGAACGTGGTGCGCGTGGCTGACATGGTGCACGAGTCGCTTGTCGCAAATCATTTGTGGTGTATCGATAAAAATATCTCAAAGCTCTATATCGAGAGCGTTTGTGAGGGTGTGAATGCCTACTTTAGACATTTAGTTGGCGTGGGTGCGATTCTTGGCGGCAGATGTTTTGCAGACCCCGACCTCAATACACCTGATCAATTTGCAATGGGTAAAGTCTATTTTGATATAGCGTTTACGAGTCCAGCTCCAGCCGAGCACGTAACCTTCCGTTCGGCTTTAATTAATGACTACTTTGTCGAAGTATTTGCATAAATAAAACTTTATTCGACGTGGAAATAATGAATTGTATATAACCGATGTTCTGCAATATGACACGCAAAAACAAGCGGCTTGATTTGTCGCTCATAACATTAACATGAGGATACTCTGATGGCTTTAGAAAATATTTTACGTAACTTCAACTTATTCATAGATGGGAGGGGTTTTGCCGGTAATGTTGAGGAGGTTTCGCTACCCAAGTTAACACTTAAAACCGATGAATTTCGTGGCGGTGGTATGGATTCACCTTTAAAAATTGAATTGGGACTTGAAGCCCTCGAAGCCAGTTTTACCCTAACCAAATACGATCCTGAGACTTTAAAACTGTTTGGCCTGGCACCCGGCAACAGCAAGCCGTTCACATTTCGCGGTTCGGTGATCAGTGAAGATGGTACGGAAATTCCTGTAGTCGTAAATATTACAGGATTCATAACGGAGATGGATCATGGCAATTGGAAAGCCGGTGACAAAGCCACGCTAAAGGGAACTATTGCCGTGCGTTATTACAAGCATACGATTAACGGCGAAGTCATTCACGAAGTCGATATTGCTAATTGCGTAAGAACCATTGCAGGTGTCGACCAACTCAAACAAACACGCGCTAACTTGGGGATGTAATCATGAGTGCTTATCTGGTACAAAAAAAGTTTGAACAACACCAACCCGGCGACGAGTTGAAATTAAATGCACGGCAAGCTAAATATTTGCTGATGTCCGGGAATATCGTGGCGGTTGAAACGGTGATTGCCGCAAAAACCGAACCGGAATTGACACTGGAACCATTGCCGGATGCCGCGCCTATGCCGGTACAGGAACAGGCACAGGAAACCGATGCCAGCGCCGCCGGGAAGAAAAAGGCAAAAGCCGTATGAGTAGCGTCACAATTGAGCTGAAATACCCCACGGATAAAGGCTTAAGCCAGATTACTTTAAGGCGGCCAAAAGTCCGGGATATGATTGCCAGCGACAAGTCCAAAGGCTCGGATGCGGATAAAGAGGTGGCGTTGTTCGCTAACCTGGCCGAATTGTCACCGGATGAAATAGCCAGTTTAGACATGGCCGACTATAAACAGTTGCAGGATGCGTATAAAGATTTTTTGTTATAACTGCCGACGATGCCAGGAAGGCTTGTGTTGTGTTGGCGAATTTCACCGGATGGGCATTATCTGAATTACTGGAAATGGACGGCGAAACGTTGTTTGAATGGCTGGAAGCGGTCAAAGCCTTGCAGCCAGACCCAAGGAGTTGAAAGTGAACCGGCTGGAATTTATTGTGCTTTACGCGGTTGCAGCCGCATTGATTGGGATAGTTTTGTATTCCTATTTCGACCTAATGAATACCGTTGAAGGCGACCCGCACCTGCTCGACCCTAATTTTTACAAGCCATAAATAACAATTTTTAAACCCGTAAAATGAGGATAAAAAGATGGAAATACCACAATATCTAATCGACGCGCTATATCAATTTTCACAAGATGCCCTCGATGAGCGTGTTAAATATGATGCGCTTTTAGCGGAAGCCGAGGCTGATGCGCTTACCAAGGAAAAACATAAAGAATCCTGGCTATCCCATCTTTTTGGCGTATCAAAGTCAAAATAAATGGCAAATAATCTCAGCCTTGGCATTGTTATTGGTGCCACGGTTTCCGGTTCGGTTGCGCGGGCGTTTGAAACTTTAGACCAACGCGCCACCCGTTTAGGCCGCACGCTTCAGCAAGTCCGCGCTGGCCGTGTCGCAGGCACCGCCGCCGGTGATGATGTTGGTGAATTAATCAGGCAGGAAGAACGCTTGGGCGGTGCGCTGCAACGTACTAATACCCTACGGGCTAATCGTGCGCGGCGTTCAGAACTGGGCGGGGAAGTCGTCAGCACGATGGGCTTGGCGTTGATGGCCGCCGCGCCGATCAAAGCCGCCGCCGATTTTGAAACGGTGATGACGGATGTGCGCGAAAGCGTGCAGATGACGGATGGTGAATTCAAAACGCTGGGAAAATCCATTCTAGCGATGTCTACAACCCTGCCGCTTTCAACGGCGGCGTTGGGTGAAATAGTCGCTCAAGGCGCTAAATTGGGAATTGCTAATAAGGACTTACAAAGCTTTGCCCAGAGTGCAGGCGAAATGAGTATCGCTTTAGGGATAAGTGGCGAGGAAGCCGGGCAAATGATGGCACACTGGCGAACGTCGATGGGGTTATCGCAACAACAAGCGGTATTATTGGGCGATGCGGTCAATACCTTAGGCGATAACATGAATATTTCTTCCACGGATTTGGGGGAAGTTATCCGCAAGGAAGGTTCTTATGCGATGTCGGCGGGTTTTTCTGCGGCGCAAACGGCGGCCTTAAGCGCGGCTTTGCTCAATTCTGGCACCCC